GTATCATATATATAAAGTATCATTTAAAGGCAAGCAACTTATAAATAGAGTTTATAGGATCATGCTAGGTCAAGATGATATACCTACGAGTAGCAGAAATAAAATAATGAAAGGAAGCACTTATACCGATAAAGTACTAAGTGTATCTATAAAAAACGTCAACAATGATAAAACAAGATGAAAACTTATTGGGTAAACCTATATTACAAAACCCGGGACAACCTGTACCTTCAAATGAAATGGGTAATGCTAAACCTGTATTTAATCCAAGTCAAGCTTCAAATGCTCAATATGTATTTGGAACACCTGAAGAAAGAGCTAAAAGCATGCCTCAAAGAGAAATAACACCTTTATATTTTGAAGATCAAAATGGAGACGGTGAAATTACTAGAGCTGATGTTATAAAAGCTAGAATAGAAGGCTATAAAGAATAAACTTATAAATAAATAGATATGAAAGATTATAAAAACAAAGCGTCTGTAGGGCAAAACGCTATATGGGATGGACCATTAGATTTAGACGCGTTACCAAAAGGTAAAGGATCTAGTTCAGGTAAATACGGAATGGAAATTTCTAAAGCACACTGCGGGTGTAGCTCGATAAAAGGACCTATTACGCAACGAGCTAAATAGTAACCCATGCTAGCTCAGGACATAAAATTATATACAATAAATCTCGCTACAATGGCGGTAACTATGACTAATATAGAAGTATATTTAAAAATATTATTACTACTGGTAACTATAGGTTATACGTTATCCAAGTGGGTAAAACTAAAAGAATAATATATGGCATATGTTCAAAAAGAATCTCCTTTACTAAGAGTCAGAAAAACAACAAAAGGTAAAGGAAGAAATTTTAGAACAACTAGTGAAGGTGCTGGTATGACAGCTGCTGGTGTTAAAAAGTATAGAAAACAAAACCCAGGTAGTAAACTTAAAACAGCTGTTACTAAATGTGATGTAAAGCCTGGAACTAAAGCTTATAAAAGACAAAAAGCATTTTGTTCTAGATCAAAAAGTTGGAAAGGTGAAAGAGGTAAAGCAGCTAGAAAAAGATGGTGCTGCAGTAGGTTTTAAACAACTAATAAATAAACATAACAATGAAAAATTACGAAAAAAAACCAAAAAACGAAAGTAAAGGATCAATGGCTAACTATGAAAGTCCTTTAGATAGAAAAGGATGCAAAAGCAAAAGCCCATTAGCTATGAAAGGTTCTTGGATGTCTAAACATTGCAATTGTTAATACAAGTTTTATATGGCTTTTAAACTAAATAATCCACCTTATAACTGCGATAACACTCCTATTTACAATGTAGATATGGAGCAAGGTATTTTAGGCAAAGCTAATAAAAATGGCACTATAATAATAAATAAAGACCTAGATCCAAGCAAAAGAGAGCATGTTATATCTCATGAAAAAGTACACATTGACCAGATTAAGCGTGGTGATTTAAACTACGATGACAACAATGTATACTGGAAAGGCAAAAAATATTCAAGAGCTCAAATGCAGGAGGGAGCTAAAAACTTACCCTGGGAAAAAGAAGCATACTCAAAAACTAAAAACAAATAAAAATTATGGCATTTAAAATAAAAAGATTTATACAACAACCATCACCTATGAATATAGTTGATCCAGGTAAAATGGTAAAAGCAGTTGGAGCTTCTATATTTCCTGTTGCAAACACGTTAGTTGACGCCGTTAAGGGTGTTTCTAGCACAGTAAAAGCTTACAAAGCTAGAAACTATAAGGCTCCTGTAGATGATGAACCCAAAGTTAAAGTAAAATCAAAAATTACAAAAGACGGAGAGGCTGGGTATGAAGCAGATGATATGGCTAGAAAAAATAAAACTGGAATATACGCACCTAAGAAGAAAAAAACAGTTAAACCTAGAGAAAAAGTAAAAGCTACTGAGACGCCTAAACAAATTGGTGTAAAAAGAGGCGACTATGGTCGTGGAGTTAAAACAAAGAAAGGCACTGCAAAAGGTTTAGACATTAAAACACCTGAAATTAGTACTAAAAAACCTACTGCAAAAGCCGCAGCTAAAGACAACTCTAGAAAAGCTATAAGAAAAAGAAAAAAAGCAGATAAAGCAGCTGGTGTTTCTAAATCACAAATGAGAGCTAATAAAGCTAAGTCTAAATCTGATGCTGCACTAGCTAAAGCTAAAAAATCTAAAAATCCATCTTACAGAGCTCAATTGAAAGCTAAGTCAGATAGATTAGCTAAAAGAGCTAAGCGTAAAGGTAATTCTTAATAAAAAATTATGGCATTTAAAATAAAAAGATTTATATCTCCTCTTCACGTAGAAGAAGATCCTAAAAAACCAGAGATAAAAAAACCAAAAGCAGCGAAAGATGTAAAGGGATTTGATGAGCAGTTTGAAACTGTTAAAGCAAAATATCCAAAATCAATGGTTACAAGAGTGAAAAACAAATTAGGTTCATATAGTGTTAGAAAAGGATCTGGTCAATTTACATATACTCCAGGAAAGCCAGTTGACTAATGAAAAAAATATTAGAATTTTTCAGCACTAAAGTCTTTAAGCAAGTTGGAGATGTGGTCGATGATCTATTCACCAACGAAGAAGAAAGACTTGCTGCTAGAAATAAAATATTTAAAGTACTACAAGATGCTCAATTAGAGTTGCAAAGAATGCAAACTGATATCATTGTAGCAGAAGCTAAAGGTAATTGGTTACAGAGAAGCTGGAGACCAATACTTATGCTTTCTTTTGGCTTTATAATTATATATACAAAATTCATATCACAACTATCCTCGCATTTAATAACACCTGCTTTAGAACCAGAATTCTGGAACTTGCTAGAAATAGGTATTGGAGGTTATGTAATAGGTAGAAGTGGTGAGAAGATAGTAGATAAGCTAGGGCCTTTATTTAAAAAGTAAAAAGATTTAAAACAAGTAATAATAGTAATAACAGTAACCAATTAAATTAAATAAAATGGGAAAATTAACAGATGAACAATTAAAGTCTATTAAAGACGCAACAGGAAAAATGAACTCTATACTTACGGAAGTAGGATTTTTAGAGGCAAGAAAAGCAGAATACCTATCAGCGCATTTTGAAGCTGTAAAAGAATTAGATGGTATCAAAGCTGAAATCAGAGAAGAGTACGGAGACATTACCGTAAACTTAGCTGATGGAACTTATGAAGAAGCTAAACAAGAAGAGGAAACAAAAACTCTTGAGGTAGCTGAGTAATGAGTTCTGTTGTAAGAAAAATAAGTATAGGTTCTGACTATAAGAATGACGCTATGCACTACTCAGTAGGGCAAAACGTTTACGGAGGACATACTATAGATTGCATATTACATGACACACAATCTAATTCTTACAGTATTTACATAAAGAAAGGAAACGAGGTTATGCCATGGAAGAAGTTTAATTCTAACATGGCAATATCCGTTGAGTATGATTTAGAATATTAAATGAGAAGTCTATACGATTTTATCGTTAAACCAATTGGCGATAGATACGATAACAAAATAAAGCTAGGCGACGTTACATTAATACTAAACACTAAAATTGAAGACTTTAAGTCTGTAAACAATTTAGCTATAGTGGTTGAAACACCAAAAGCTTTTAAAACAAGTATAAAGAAAGGAGATATCATAATAATACATCATAATGTATTTAGAGTTTTTTATGATATACGAGGCAATAAGAAAAGAAGTAGATCTCATTTTAAAGATGATTTACACTTTTGTTCAGCGGATCAAATATATTTGTATAAAAATACAGAGGATTGGAAATCATTTGGAGACAGGTGTTTTGTAATGCCTTTAAAAAACAAAGACACTTTAAGATCACAAAAAGAGCAAGAGCTTATTGGTATATTAAAAATAGGTAATAGTTCTTTAAAAGCGCTTAATATTAACCCAGGAGACACAGTAGGCTTTACGCCTGGAAGCGAATGGGACTTTATAATAGATGATCAGAGAGTTTATTGTATGAAATCTAATGATATTGTTATAAAGTATGAACACAAAAGAAACCAAGAAGAATATAATCCTAGCTGGGCAAAAAGCAGTTAAGGAGTTAATTAAAGTGGCAGAAGAAAAGATCGTTGACTCAGAAGATGATATATCAGCTGACAGACTTAAAAATGCTGCCGCAACTAAAAAATTAGCTATATTCGATGCTTTTGAAATACTTGCTAGGATAGAAGAAGAGGACGAAAGATTAAATGAAAACCCAAAAGAAGTTAAAGAAGAAAAAGCTTTTAGAGGTTTTGCAGAAGGAAGATCTAGATAATGTACGAACAAACCTTAGTAGCAGTATTAAAAGACTATATTAAACCTAAGATATTAAAAAGGTTAAACAGATATAAGAAATGGGAGTACGGTTATAACGAAGAACATGACGTAGTCGTAATCAGTAAGACCGGGCAGATAGGAGAGATTTACGAAATACAAGGAGTAAAAATAGCATTGCCAAAAGAAAATGATGTTATTAAGTTTGAAGGAGACAAGTGGAAACACATGGAATACCCAAAAGAGCTTTCAAAAATAAAATCGGTGTTTGATTGGGACGAATACCCTTCACAATTTAAAGAGAAATGGTATGACTATATTGATACAGAATTTAAAAGGCGTGAAGAAGGTTTTTGGTTTTTTAACAAAGACAAGCCTTCTTATATTACTGGCACTCACTACATGTACCTGCAGTGGTCCAAGATTGATGTTGGGGCAGCAGACTTTAGGGAGTCAAACAGATTATTCTTTATATTCTGGGAAGCTTGTAAATCAGATGTACGTTGTTACGGAATGTGCTATCTTAAGAACAGACGGTCAGGGTTTTCTTTCATGGCCTCAGGCGAAACGGTTAATCAAGCTACAATATCAACAGACTCCAGATTCGGCATTTTATCAAAGTCTGGTCCAGATGCAAAAAAGATGTTTACAGATAAAGTCGTACCCATCTCAGTTAATTATCCCTTCTTCTTCAAACCAATCCAGGACGGTATGGACAGGCCGAAGACGGAGCTCGCGTACAGAGTCCCCGCGTCCAAATTTACGAGAAAAAAGCTTGATACGAACGAAAAACTCCAAGAAATTACCGGTCTCGATACCACGATCGACTGGAAAAACACCGGCGACAACTCGTACGACGGGGAAAAATTAAAGCTATTAGTCCACGATGAAAGTGGTAAATGGGAAAGACCTACAAACATATTAAATAACTGGAGAGTTACAAAAACTTGTTTAAGGTTAGGTTCAAAAATTATAGGTAAGTGTATGATGGGTAGTACATCAAATGCTTTAGACAAAGGTGGTGAGAACTTTAAAAAACTATACTATGACTCCGACGCAACAAAAAGAAATGCAAATGGACAGACTCGTTCGGGACTCTATAGCTTGTTCATTCCTATGGAATGGAACTACGAGGGATACATTGATTCTTATGGATTTCCTGTATTTGAAACGCCAAAAAAACCAACTGAAGGACCTGACGGATCGCTAATAAGGCAAGGTGTAATTGAATACTGGACAAATGAAGTTGAAGGACTAAAAGGAGATCAAGATGGTTTAAATGAATACTATCGTCAATTTCCAAGAACAGAGCAACACGCTTTTAGAGATGAAGCAAAACAATCTTTGTTTAATTTAACGAAGATATATGAACAAATAGATTATAACGAAGACCTTAGAAATACATCGATAATAACCACTGGAAGTTTTATGTGGGAAAACGGTATAAAAGATACTAAGGTAATATTTGTACCAAATAAAAACGGTAGGTTCAACGTTAGTTGGGTACCACCTGTACAGATGCAAAACAGGGTTATAATAAAAGGTAATACAAAGTACCCAGGTAACGAACACTGTGGCGCTTTTGGCTGTGACAGTTATGATATATCAGGTACAGTTGATAAAAGAGGTTCTAACGGAGCTTTGCATGGTTTAACTAAGTTTAGTATGGAGGATGTTCCACCTAACAGATTCTTTTTAGAATATATAGCTAGACCACAAACTGCTGAGATATTTTTTGAAGACGTATTAATGGCTTGCATATTTTACGGTATGCCAATACTTGCGGAAAACAACAAACCTAGATTACTGTATCATTTTAAAAGAAGAGGTTATAGAGGCTTCTCAATGAACAGACCTGATAAAAGATTAAACAAATTATCTGTAACTGAAAGAGAAATAGGTGGTATACCAAACTCTAGTGAAGATATAAAACAAGCACACGCTGCAGCTATAGAATCATATATAGAAACTTGCGTTGGACAAACAGAAGCTGGTTATGGAGATATGTACTTTCAAAGAACATTAGAAGACTGGGGTAAATTCAATATAAACAATAGAACAAAGCATGATGCTTCTATAAGTTCTGGTTTAGCAATAATGGCTTGTAACAAAAACCTATATTCACCAGTTAGTCCAGTGCAAAAAAAGGTTTACGATTTAGGAATTAAAAGATATGACAATAGAGGTTCTACGTCTAAAATATTAAGATAAATGAAAATACAAACAAATA